TCGGCCTCGTAGTCGGCGGCGTTGTAAGTGTGCTTCGTGTGGACACCCATCTTCAATGCCGTAGGCAACCCATCCAGGTAGCGGAGTATCTTCACGAACTCCATTGTCAACGAAGCAGCTCCGGCGTTCCAGTCGCCGGTGTGCACCACTGCGTCGCCGTCATACAAGTACAGCCGATACTTGGTGCTGTTGTTCGCCGGGAAGTCACCATTGATTGTGCTCGCATCAGTGTGGTGTTGCGAATACTCATTTAAGATTCGGTAGTCTCGGCGATTGAAGGCCACCGTGACATCACTGATGATGTTGACCGTAGCCGGATACTGGCTGGTGTTCCAGTCGATGAACGTCGGCGGGTATGGTTTACGAGCACGGGTATCGAGGTCGATATCGAGCACTGTAATGCCGGCGTCACTCGCCGCCACTTTATTGCCGTCCGAAGTGTATGGCAACAGTTTCAGGTCCACGTTATATGTAGGATTGAACACTGTGGTGGTCAGCTCGCCGCCTGTCTTGAGGAAGTATACCCTATCTGCATCTGAATGATTGGCCTGTGCCGTATCACAGAATCCCCGGAGACATCCTGTCAGCCGGAGCCCGCCTGTGATTTCCGTGACTCCGGTACACGCTATCATCTCGTCGCCGATGAGGAACAGGTTATACAGGTATTCGCCTACCTCAGTGCTGGTCGCCGTCACGATCCTTGTAAAGGCCAGGCTGGTGACAACGTCTATGGTGACGTCATCGTTGTCGATATCGCCGTCAAGGACTCCATCTTCCAGGAACCCACCGATTGTGCCCGCACTGTAGTAAACACCTGCGGGTACGCCAGCGGCGTTTCGTTGGAGCACTTCATAGCCGGTCTCGCCCCGGCCGGGCGATACACCAGCGAGCCATATCCTGCCCTCACTGACGTCATCATCTCGTCGCTGGAAGGCATAGGGGGATTCAAATCCAAGCTGATGGTCGGCGGGGAACGGGATTATGTTCGTCACCGGGATTTCCCAGCTAGTAGGATCAGAGTCAGCAAAGGAGGCCGCACGCCAAGAGAACACATCTTGTACGGCGTCGATTAAAATCTCAGGGTTTTCGATGCTGCCGAGATCAGTGCGAATGATTCGGAACGGAAGGTCCGCTACCGAGAAATCATCGAACTCCCATGAAAAGAGAAAAACCTCTCCGACGAACGAATCCCAGAATGAACGATCAACCTTCATGCGAAGCTTCGCAAAGGGATAGCTTCGGCCCCGAAGCTCTCGCCACGCGATCTTATTTGCTAGAGCATCGTCCCGGACACCAACATAGGAGAATACGCCGGATACCTTCCTGCCCTGGACCTGCATGTTTGCACCATCTTGGGCGGGAGCAAAGCCCTCGGTATACTCGTTGGCCCGCCGCTTATATGCTACACGCACATTGTTCAGTGTACCCTCCCAACTACCTCGGCTGTACTCAACGATCTCGATCACGTTTGTCGTGTCCGCTGTCTTGAGCCCGACTGTGGAATAGCCGTCACGGATCAGAGCACACTTCCACTTACCTGTGGCCGGATCAATACGGAATTGTCCGTCAATTTGGTTTCCGATCTCCTGCAATACTTCCGTGGCATTTTTCCGGTTCGAGAGAATCAATGATATCCCATTACCTTCGGACTTCAGGGTAGCGGCCTGAGTCTGTAAATCATCGACGTCAATATCTGAGCGAGGATAGCCATAGCCCCAGCTCGTATCGGTGAAAATCTCATAGGCCATGTGCATTGGATTACAGTCGGCTTCATTGACTACATGATCTCCGCCGCCAAGCCCGGTGGGTATGCGTTCGATCTCAAACGACCAGGGTTTAAGCGAGGTATCAATGCCGACGTATCCGCCCTGCCATACACCGTAACACATGCCACGATACGCCGGACATGGGCTCTGATGTTGATCGAGGTAAGTATCTTTCGCCTGCGTTTTGCTGCCTGTGTGGAAGTAGAAGATACCGGACTCCGCATACGGTATAAGACTTCCAATGCCCTCACCTCCGGCCTTGACCGGGGCTCCAATCGTAAGCTCTATCGGACCATCAGTGTCTTGCGTTCCTTCCCATATTTTTTCATCGCCGACATAGATGGCCTTGAGGACGGCCGGCCCATGACAGATTCCTAACTGCATGCCGACATAGTATCTGTAGCCTATGGTAATCATCTCCTTCTTGAATAGATTGACCTTGACCTCCTCCTCGATCTTTTTGGTTCGTAGATCACCGTACCAAACTACGTTAGGGCCTTTGAACCGGTCCGTTCCCCAGGACAACGGTATGACCCGACCCTCAGTCGTGGTCGGAAAATTACAATCATCCAATGTTTTTGGAAGAGCGTCTTCAAGTTCGGGGTCCGGGGTCAGAATCTGACTCAAGACAAATGCCCCCGACCATAGAAGTAATGTGAACCACCATACCATTATTTAATCCCCGTTCTAAAAATGTCCTTTGTCGGCACATACGGACAGCCCCCGAAGTTGTCTTCATTACTGAATTTCGACTCACAGACGGCGATGCTATGATTGCAGCCTGCGTACACAGTAACGCTTTCTGTCAACACGTCTTCATGAAACGGCAGGACCAGAGTACAATCATCACCGGACTGCAAGAGAATCAGGCGATAGTCCAGGACGCCAAAACATGTGTACCCGCCGGTTGCCCAGCCGTTGCCTTTTGCAGCGGCAAGACCATCGACGGTGACCACGTTATCCACTATCGCCGAGATAGTGTCCGTATACAAATATGACGCCGGCACGACTTTACAGTCTGGGTCGAAGAGCACGTTGTTACACGCGGCCTGAAATGTTCGTTCCGGTATCTCTTTATCGAAGGCGTCATTGATCGGAATCAGAGCCAACGTTGAGTTTGCCATGTTCGACGTAAACGCCACTGATCGAACCACGCCCTTCTAGACCACGCGAACATCCGAGGCAGCGGCTCGGTGATAGTTTTGGATCGTCAACGTCGCAGTTTGGCCCGGAGCGATTGCCGCAAACTTTAACGAGAACGTATGTGATCCAGGTAAGTTAATCTCCAGGTACTCCTGCCCGGTTGCAATGGAGCCCCTGGAGATTTGGGTACAGATAAAATCATCGCCGGCGACGGTGATGAGTGGTTCAACCGAACTGTGCATTCGATAGATTAAGGAGCCTATCGCCAACGTGTACAGCTCAACTACACTACCGGCTTCAACAGAGGTTTCGTTGGCGGCATAAGTCATCAGTCAACCTCCTTAATCGGCACCATACACTCTGACTGACCGAGTGCGGTATGGTGTGTAATGATGATGTCGTCAGTGTCCAATCTAACTTTTTCCAAATACTCTATCCGCTCGATCTCTTCCGGCTCATAGGTGGCGGGCCAATTCACGTCCAGCGTGAGCTGCTCCTGTGTCTCGCTGATAATGGCACTGTTCTGAATCTCCCTGACCAGTATCGACCCGTCCTTGAAGACGACGCGAACAAATTGCTTTGGCCATCTCTGATGGGCGTTGATCGTGTAGCCAATGTTGTCCATGTTAAGCACCGAGGTGCCGATCTGCATTGTGTCCGTGACAACAATATCCTTCCAGAACGTCGGGATATAGAAGGACACTTGCCTGCCTTTGAGGAAGTGAAGGAGCTGACGCAGCTCCCACAGCTCCTGCCGAGTATTTGTTTTCCAAGCCTTCTTGCTGTATCGCTTATTGTGATCCCACGCAGCCGTCTGGGTCCGAAAGCCGGTAAGGTTGTCGATGACAAACACTTTGGTCCGCAGAGCCTCTGCGAGCTGTCCGCCTTTGATTAGGTTCCAGCCGTCCATGAACGGCTTGCCGTCGTATGCGTTCCAGGCCGAATCATCAGCGATGTCGTTAATCTCTGGGTCTGTGTGGAGCCGCAGATTGAAATATTGCTGGTCGTATGGATATTTAAGAGACGCGGACGACGCCTCGATGTACGCAGTGAGTAGCGGCATCACCTGCACCTTGTCAGCATAGTTATAGCCGAGCCCGGACTCGAACGTCAGCGTTGTTGCCGTCATCGACTCAATCTTTAGGGCGTCGAAGTAATTCTCATCCTGTACCACAATTGCATAGCCGCCAACATAGAAGTTCGCGTAGGCCGTCGTGTTGACGGTGACAGTCAGATCATCGGCGGTGTGAGCCCCGTTCAGGAACGCCGGCTCGTGCCATGCTGGAAACGCCACGACTTTGCTTTGGCGATCAAACAGAATTAGTTCTAACTTTTTCTGCCCGGCCTTGAATGTGGCCTCGAACATGCCGCGAGGGTATTGGCGATTTGCCCTTCGTTGTTCCGAGCCGTCCACGGCCTCGACGATCTTTGTGTCGAAGAGCAAGTGCTCTCGAAGCAGACCATCCGGACGAACCGAGAGCAGAACGATTCGAGACCCGGTAATATATAGCGTGTACTCCTCGCCGGTCGATAACACCAGGGTATAGTATCCGGCGATTGCTAGATCGCCAACACGTCTGACCAGCACGGAGAAAGTCAGACTATCCTGTGAATCAATATCGAACGGTGTCGCCGGCACGCCTGAGACCTCTTGGCCAGTGCCAAGATTGTTGACCACAGACGAAATAGTAATGGCCTGGTTTCGATCAGCATTATGCAGTTCACACGTCACTGTCTGGTCTGAGATAATAGTGCCCAGGGCTTGTACCACTCTAGGCAGTAGATGGGCCTTTCCATACCAAGCTGTTTCATGGCCATCAATCAGTCCGGCAGCAGCGTGCAGGGTCTCATCAGCGGCGGCAAGAATGCTTTGCTCATGGTCGCCAATGCCCAGGGAGGC